AATAACTTGGAAAACTCCGTCTTTCTCTTTGATCGACACGATTGAGTTCGGATAGTCTCTTTGCTCGCGTAAAGCAGTCCGCATCGTAGAAGCGTTGTATCGATCCAGGTTTTTGTCGTCATCAAACTCTCTTTTGAACTCTTTTTTTAATTCCTTCTCATTTTCGAAGGGTTCCCTCGACGTGTCGCGCGGTGTGTATTCGCCTACAACCTCTACTTCTGACTGAGTGATCGTTCTGTTTTCTTCGAACTCCTCACGCTGCTCAAAACGCTGGCGCTGCTCTTCATCCATATTTTCGAAGGCAGATTGATCTGTCATACCGAGCTCTTCTAGAGTCTCGTCATCAAACTCCATTGGACGAACGCCTTCAGCGTCTAACTTCTGTTTGCGGCGTTCTAGCGATTGGTCTACCGAAGAAACCCTAAACTGATATATAGGGGACAGCTGCCTAGCGTTCTCTTGCACCGCCTCTAGCGTCTCAGTTGTTGCAAGCTCTGCTGAGACAACGTTGCCCTGTGCGTCTAACGCCTCGACAACAAAATCTGCATCCTCGGGCTTGACTGCCGTATAACCCAAAGCAGTTGCGAGCGACTGTTCGTCAGCCCCAGATTTCACTACCTCGTCGGCAAGCTTCTCGTCTTTTGTAACGATGGTTCCGCGACCGGGGACATAACGGGTATAGAAGACTTTGCCATCTTCTTCATACCTACCGTCTTCAGGGAATCGCTCTCTACCCTGCTCCCCCGCGATCCATACTGCCTGCTTCGTGCTGTTTGGGTCATGGATGGCGTTGAGTTGTGCGTCGAGATCGACTTTTGGTTCGGGGGTGGTTACTCCCGTATCGGTTTCACCAAACTGCTCGTCGTTGATCTTCTGATCAACGCGCTGTTCCTGCGAGCTGTTTAAGCGCTCTCGGGCCTGTCGGAAAACAGATCCTACTGTACCGCCTGCCGCACCTGCTGCTTTACCGCCTATAAAACCAGCAAACGCAGCCTCCGCGAGCCGCAATCTGGCTTCTTCTTCTGTGAACTCATCATCAAGATCAAATCGATTAGCTACGCTAATACCTTCTTGCACAACTTCCGTTGTGCCTTCGATTGCGCCGCCCTTGAAAGCAGCCCGGCCTATGTCATTGGCTAGCTGCTGAAATACGCCGCCCGACGCGCCGGTAGCCCGGCGAGACGCTACATTACCTACCAGCCTCAAAAGCGCGATTTCTCCGCCGACGCCTATAGCTGCTTGCGGCAGACCCACAAGAGCTGCGCGACGCGCTTCCTCTGGGGTAAGCTCTCGTCCAGATTCAAGCGCCTCAGATAAGTTTCCACCCGACAGGGGCGCATATTCAGCACCAAATGCGCCGGTTACCGCGCCCGCTCTGAAATATTTGTAATACTCGTTAGCTAGATAACGCTCTTGGGGGTCAGCAACACCTTTCGCGGTGCGCTCAAGGGAGTCTTTGATAATTCGCTGTGCGGCTAACCGACCGCCCTTTGACAGTACACCTTTGCCTGCCGCCGCAGTAATACCGCCGACGCCCGCCCCGGCAATTGTTGTAAAGACAGACGGCACTATTTGACCTGCGGCGCTGGCAGCTTGATTTAAAAAGCCGCTGAACGTTGGCTGGTCTAAAAACTCTCCGAAGGTTTCCATACCGGCCATGGTTGGTGCTGACAGTTCTTCGCTGTATCGCGCTTGCTCTATAGCTTTTGCAGCAGCGTTTTCATCTCCGGTCAGGGTATTTCCTAGCGCTTTGAAATATTCAACGTCCGTGCGTAGTCCTTGCGCCCCAGCTTGCAGGCCACGAGAAAATGTTTCGCTTATATTAGTGGGAGCTAAAGGGGCATTTTGTTCTGGGGCAATACGGGGTCGAGCGTCTCGAATATCGCCATCTTCGGTCGCTTCTAAAAACTGCTGAAAGGCTTCTGTAGCCACATAAGCCTCTATCGAACGGCTCTCGCTGACATTAACGCCCGGTTAGCGTTTGCTGCCGCGACTAAGAGATCTACTGCGTCTTTACCAAACTGTTGCTCTAAAGCAGCGACTGAAACTACAGACCCTTGCTCTCTACCACGCGGTCCCCGATACCTCAACTCATTACCTGCATCATTGATGGTTATATTGGCAAGATCAAAATCAGTGGGATCACCAGCAGTGCTTGGAGTGAATATGGATACAAAATCGTCTACTAAGCCGCCGCCAAGGCCGCTGTCCGCTACGCGCGCGAACGCCCTACTAACACCTGCATTTATCCCTTGATAAAGGGCTGTCAAAGACTCAGGGTCATTTTTATATTTGTTCAGCTCTAATTCGGCCTGCGGAAAAAATCTTCTTATCGCACGTCTTGCGCCAATCCCCTCTTCGCCTTCTAACGCGTCATCAATGTTTTGCATAAAACCCTGTGCGTATTCGATTGCTTCATCGACCCTGCCTGTTCTGGCGGTTCTGGTCTGGCGACCTTCCCCGGCCATATTCGCCTGAGCATTTAAGAGCGAGGCTCTTGCAGTTAGATTTTGATTTGCCAAAGTCTGCTGTTGCTGGCGACTAGTGCTTACGCTGCCGGTCTCAGTTAGATTGTCCATCTCTTGCCGGGCGTTTTCGCGACTCGCAGGATCTGCAGCAAAAACGCTAGTGATTGCTCTAAACGCTAACTCTTCTCTAGTAGGCAATCTTCTGAAGTCGGCTACAGAATTAACATCTAACTCTTGAGCGCGTTGGCGCAACGCGGCTGTTGTTTCAGGTGTAAACTTCAGTAAGCCTCGGTCAACAAGATCATCAACTTCTTGAGGGGACAGACCTTCGATTCTAGACAAAACGTCTGCTTCTAATTGCTTCCAACCATCTGTTTTTGTCGCAGGGGTCTCGACACCGAGTTTGACAAACTTGTCATACTCACCTTCCAAAAACGCAACCCTTTTTTCCCAGTAAGGTTTCCTACCGGGCCTTGCTGACTCCAAAGAAGATTTAGCTTTTTCTAGATCTTCTTGAACGGTATCAAACAGCTTTTTATTTGTGCTGTTGACAAAGTCGTCTCGACGCTGGCTCACGTCAGCGTACTGTGCTTCGAACTTATCTCTGGCCGACGAACTTAAATCACCCTCAAGAATCTTGTCGAGTCTCTCCAAGTCGCTGTCAAACTTACTTACTTCTCTCTCAGCCGCTCCCGTTGCTGGGTAATAATCGTTACCTCCCCGACCGTCAGAATAAATAACGCTACCCGGCCCTTTATATTTTGGACCGCCCAAGAACAGCTGCGGTACGCTCGAAGTATTAGACTCAACAGACTGAAATGTGGGCAGCTCTAGCCCGAAATCTTCAGCCAGCTGAGTGAACAGCTCTCTCCTCTTCAGAGGATCTTGTTCAGACGCAGCTATCGCTTCTAACTCTCTACCAGCGACTATACCGCCGACTTGATACATCTGATCTGCAGCTGTCTTCCGGGCGATTGCTTGTGCTTCCTCTTCGGCACGATTCGCTTCTTCTCGGGACAAAGCTTCTCTAGCCGCCCCTTTATTTGCAGCGAGGGTTAAATACTGAAATCCATACGCATCCCCTACTAAATCCGTAAGATCATTATTGATTCCATTGTTAAACAGCTTCTTGTCTATGGGTGCCACTCTGTCGTTGGGGTCACTAGTAGCACCTCTTGTAACAACACCGTCCGTGCCTCGTGCTATCACTGAGCCGGGAACTGTCGAATGATCAAAATTAGTCGGTATAAAACCCTCTGCGTACCGCTCTGGATGCCTTCTTTGCATATCAGAAAGATATTTATTAGCGCGTGGGTCTCCTGCTTCAAGGGCGCTAAAGAATTCTGGCGTGAACCGATTTGTATCTGGGTTAACGTACCCATCATCTATGCCTTGCCCTAGCAGTCTCATTGCCCCCTGTTGGCTTAATCCGCGCGCTTCCTGAGCTGCGGCTCTTCTCTCTATCGCTTGATCTAAAGTCAGTCGCCCTCGCTCTAAAGTCAGTCGCCCTTGCTGAGTTGCGGCATTAGTCTCATCAATACCTAAAGCTCTATCGCGCTGGCCCAACTCTCTATCTATCTGGCCTAAACGACGTGTGTCGTACTGCCGTTTATATGCCAAATTACGTTCATCAGCTGCGCGGGCGTCCCGATTCCTCTGCATCGCTAGGAACATGTTGAACGCGTTGTTTATGCCCCGGTCGAGTGACATCACTTACCCCTTAAAACTTGAACGCAAAGATCGCCGCAGCACCTAGCGATCCAAGGGTGCTGTAGGTCTGCGCTCGGGAATTCGCTTTGGCCTGACGGTATGCGTTATCTAACTGCACCTTGTTAGCAGCAGATGTCGCGAGCTGCTGCTGACTGGAGCGGTTGACGCCCTGCCCGATGTTTATCAGGTCAGACAGCAACCGCGTATTCGACTCTCTCTGAGCAATTTTGGCGTCGCTCACCGCCTGTATACCCCCCAGGGTGTTACCTAGCTGTAGCCGCCGATCCTGCTGCTGTTGCTGCACGGGTGTCAGCGCCGCGCCGTAGCGACTACGGTTGCGCTCCGCCATACCGGCAGTCAGTGCCGATGCTCTCTCGCGGTCCTCTTTTGCTTGATCAATCAGACTCGTGTCCGTCATCGCTTTGTCAATCAGACCAAGCTCAAAATCACGGTAGTTCGTAACGTAATCAAGGTACTCCTGACGAGTCAGATCGGCATACGCCTCGTCAGGCTCATTTACAACTGGCAGGTCACCAATTCCGGTGTTTTTAGGGGGGTAAGGCCCAAACAAACTTCCGATAAACCCGCTTGTAGCGTTGTCCATATATAAATTTGGAATAGCCATCGTTAACCGATCCCATACTTAAATCTATTTTTGAAACCCTGAATGGGCTTGCCTTCTTTATCGACTGGCGTAAAGAAAGAGCCTTTGGTTGGGATATTGAAATTATTGGAATCAAAGCCGACTGTTTGCATATTGTCTAAGCCCTGCAGACCAGCTGCTGTAATAAGCTGCGCCCCGGCTCCAATTTTCGCGTCCCGCACAGTCTTGCTAGCCTTTGCTTTTGAAAGTGCTTCAGATGTGCCTAACCGCGCTGCCTGCGCCATTCCGGTTTGTGCATCCCCAGCCTGCTTTCGTGCTATACCGAGCACGTTAGTCTGCGCCGTATTCTGAATCTCTTTACCTGCGGCGCTAGCCCCTTGCAGTTGCCCCTGCAAAGCAGCATTTATTTCGCTGGGTAATTCAGTTACCTGAGTACTTCTATAACCAGACGGGGACAATGCTTGCGCCACATCAGCGTTAGCGCGACCCCTTAGCGTCGCAGAAAAGTCCTCTTTCATGGACTTATCCCGCATCTGCTGCAAAAGCGGGTCATAGTTCTGCTTGAAGAACCGGTATTCAGCCATAGCAACCGATGCGCTTGCTTTGTCAGCTTCGCTCGGTTCGTAGTCAGCCTGACTTGGCCCTGAGAAGCACCCCATCCCTAAATCCTCTTCACCATCGTTGCGCCTGCGTACTCATAGCCAAACGCTTCTAACTTTTCTTCGGTCCGCCGCGTCTTAACTCGACTAGTTATGTCAAATACCAACGCTTTTGCAGACTGCTGAACGGCCCAAGACTCGAAAGCAACCAACAAAATAGAAAAACCGCCCAATTCGCGCGCCTCTGGAAGGATGAAACACGTCTCTTCATAGCCGACCAGATCGTCTCCAAAAAAAGTTGGGCCGAGCGATGCGAATAACCCACCAACCGTGTCCCCATTGCGTTCCAGCAAAAACAACTTTCGGTCTGGTCGAGTCGTAAACTCATCAAATCGGAACCACATTTTCTCTTCGTTAAAGTTCATGTGGGAGTACACCGACTCTTGCCACATGACCTCCGCGCACATCAAAACCATTGGAAAATCTGCGCGCGTAGCTTTCCTAACGGTCAAACCATTAGGCGATTTCTCGTCCATACTTCTTCCTAGAAAGACCATAGGACCGGTGAACTCCTCCGTACCGGACCTTCCTTGCGATAGGCATGTCGCCATGTCGCGCTTTTGTTTCGGCATCTTTGATGCCCTGCTGAAACAAACTGCCGTACACCTGTGCGCCTGCGTAGTCCGTCCACTCCTTGCTCGGCAGACGAAGCAATCGAAACAACGCCCCGTTGATAATGGTGTCTCGATAGTCGTCCATGATCTCGTTTTCGCAAGCTGTCGACGTATGCGTCGGCTTCAGCTGCACACGTAGCACAGTGCTAGACACAATGGTTTCGTTTGGAACGGGCACCAGCCAGAACAGCGCTTGCGAAGGCTTCACGAAATACTCGGGTTCGCCACGCTTATCCGAATCCCGCCAACTGGGCTTACGTTGCTCCAGCAAGCTAGTGGAGATCGGCTCAAGGTCTTTACCCCTGTGCACAACCCAGAGAATCTTCTCGACTACCGTATTAGCCGGAGGTTCAAGGTCGTACTCATACAGCCCCGCGACAGTAGTAACCGGGTCAAGCTCAGCCTGATACACCCCCGACTTTTCGCACAGCTCAATGACAGCCGCTCGAATGTTGTTTTCGATCAGCGTATCGGGGCACCCCGGCACCATAGGGATGACCTCGGGAAGCAGCGATTCGTAAAGTATTGCCATTTACTGAGCTACCATCTGACCACTGGCGGTCAGATTAGGATTTGAGCGTGACTCAGCGTTAGGCGTTGTAATCAGATCAACCTGCGCTTTGCCGGTAACTGACGCAGTAAACAGCTGGAAGTGGTTCGCGGCGCGCTGGCTGTTACCCGCATACTCCGCATCCTTCATGTAGGCCATATACAGCACGTAATTCATGACCGCGTTGGCGTAAATATCAGGGATCGATAGGTTGTCACTAGAAGTAACTGCGGCAGGGTTCGCCGAATAGACAATTTCTACGTAAGCAAAGCCACTAACTCCAGGGTATACATAGAAATTACGCGGGTCTTGCTCGTCGTACATGTAGTGTTTGACGACACTCCCGTGCGCTGCATCACCGGTCACGCTAGGGTCATGCCAATCAGGTGTTTGGGAATCTAGAATCTCACGGCTAACAAGTCGAATAGACCTCTTACCTACTGCGGTAGCTGAACTAGAGGTAGACATATTTCGCACCACGCGCAGCAGCCTGTTCCCCGCGCTCGGGATGGACTGTTTTGTCCCTGTAGCAAGCTCAATAATATCGTTGGTGGCAGAAGCGTCGGGCTTGAGCAGCGCTATTTCACGTTGCGCGTCGTTGACCCACAGCACCAGCTCGTCTGCGACCGGCCAACGAATTCCAGTGGTGTCTTGTAGGGTCGTCTGTACCCTGTCGATCACACTTTGTACTGTAACGGCCATCTTCTACCTCTCTAGGAGTTAAGCGCTTGTTCCCAAGCCTGTTCACGTTCTTCCGGTGGAACCGTTCTACCGGCTGCTTTGTTTACGACGGTCGCTTTTGGAGTGCCGTCTGATTTGAAGTTGTCGGGGTCGGCTGAATCGATCAGATCGTTCATGACACCGACTAATGCTTCCTCTTCATCCTGCGTGATTAATGGTTTATCGATCACGATTTCATGGGTGACTGCAGGCTCGTCTGCACGTCTTGCACCCATGGTTATAGCCTTCAGGCCTATTGCATCACCGAGGTCACGCTCGACCCCGGCTTGGAGCAACACCGCTGTACCGCCCATCGTTGTCACTCGTAAATCTTTGTCGGAAATCACTTTCATTACTTAATCCTTAAAGAAAAACCCCCTCCGAAGAGGGGGCGGTCAGTCTTACTGAGCAGTGTCGAGACAGATAACGCCGAAGTCTTCAACAGTGCCGTTGTGGTCGCTGTTGTACTTAGGCTTACGCAGACCGAAAATCTTGCCGATTGAGATACCAGCTTGGTTCTCGTAATCGAAAGTATCTTCTACGATCTCTGGGAGACCGATGTCAGCCATCGCAAGGGCTTGAGCACCACAGAACAGCGCGCGTGCACCAACTACGTCAGCGTCAGCACCCCACTGATAGCCAGCATCGCCAGCATTAGCGTTAGTACCAGTCGTAGCACCTTCGGTTGAGAAGACGTGACGGAACTCGTGAACCATCACACCATCAACCATCAGTGAAGCAGAGCCTGAGAACAGCTCGTTGTTAGGACCACGGACGCCAGCGTTACGAACGTTAGCGAGGAAGTCCGAGTCGAGCTTCAGGTTAGCCATCTGCTGCGGGGTGACAAACAGGTGGAACAGCTCCTGATTACCCTGACCGCGCAGACCACGGATGTAGTTGTCTTTGGCGTAAGCCTTCAACTCTACGATGTGGCGATAGCCCAGCTTGTCAGTAGCCGTTACAGCCGTGGTGTCTCCAGCAACGATGTCGTTACCTGAGATGCGACGGTGACGGTTAGCAGTAGGCGCAGATACGTCAGACGCGTACTCCAGATCTACCAGCTCGTGACCGGAGGTCGCAGACGTAGGTCGCAGAGCGCCGTTTGTCTTATGAGTGTAAGCCACACCAGACAGAGTCAACAGCGCCAGCTGGTCCATACGGTCAGCCATGGCATACGCCAGCATGTCGCGAGAAGTCTCACGGAAGTTGACGACAGACTTCTGGTCAGCCAATCGGCCAGCGATTCGGTTCGCGAAACGCAGCTGATCAAGCTCAATGGTAATGTCGTAGCTTCTGAGAGCTTCTTCATTACCTTCCAGGGTGTTGTCACCAGTGATACCGTCTCCGGTCATGTCGGCGAGCAGGGTCAGTACAGCACGGGTGCCCTTCTCAGACTTGGTGAGCTCAGTGACTCGCTGGACCATGGCGTTAGAGCCACTGCCTGCGAACTGGTTAATGAAAGATGCGTTGCGAGCAACACGCCAAAAATCGCGGCTCCATGCTGTTAACTGTTCAGTAGTCAGCGCCGCAAAATTAGTTAAAGCCATGATAGGCCTCCTTTTGCGATAAATACGACGGGCATACGCCCACTCATAGCCGACTTATGGAGCGGCTAATCCGTTTCCCCGTATCGTGAGGCGACGAACTAGCGCTTATTAACGAGGCGCGACCTCGGCAGGTTTTACGCCTGTGCAGGCGAAGGTCGGTTTTAACGTGTACGGCACGGCCCTCTATCGTTTGGGCATACGAATCTTAACTATATATTAGCGGCGGTAATATTAAGACGCAAGCGTTACTTCTTCCTACGTCTACCCGATGCGGTAACAGCATGTTTGATCCGCGCAGGACCAGTCTTACGTCTTGAAGACGAAGCTTTTTCTGCTTTGGTCATCTTTGCCGCGACAGCTTTTGGCCTACAAGAAGGATACGGGCGTTTACTTTTGCCTTTCTTTGCAGACTTACGCCCGCACGGCTTGCCCGTCTTAACGTCGATCCATTCCTCTTTAAACCACTTTTTAAGGGCGGCACCCTTCTTACTTTTTCTTACGGCCACTTTTATTACCCCAGTTCTTAGCGCCTACCTTTCGGCATTTGGCGACAGCACCAGAGGCATACGCTGAAGGCCAGACCTTATAACGGGCCTTGACCTTCTTAGCGCATGCGTCGTTCGCTTTCTTCCGTTTTTTAGCGGCCATTAGGGGTATCTCTTCCGCTTCTTAGTAGCCTTAGACTTCTTTTTAGCCGGGGCTTTCTTCTTTCCACGCTTAGCGCTACATGGCTTACCATCATGCATGACTAACTCCTTACCATTTTTTGCACGACCAGTACCGTGCGGTGAGCTTGCTGGGTGGATTTGAGTCACACTTATGACGGGCTCTAAACGATTTCCGTCGATTGGGCTGACTCTTCTTGATAGTCATCTTGGCATCGCCAAAACGTATCAATTTCGTCTTGTCGCCTTGTTTAGCGACAACTACAAACTTTTTAGTGGGGTGGTTGGGCGTCCGTTTAGGCTTGTTGTAACCACTTACGCCCGCACGCGCTAACTTCGGGTCTTTTTTTGCTGGCATTACAAGATATCCCCTCGTAATCGTTTGATCGTGGCGTCTGGCAAAGCGTTAAACTCGTCTTCAGACATAGTGGACACGTCTACGGCCTTTTCGCCGCGCGCAGCAGAGCTTTCACCGGGTAATTCGGGCGGCTGTGACTCTGCAGCCTTGAGTTTTTTGCTAACTTCGGCCCGTTTTTTGGCAACTTCGTCCACAGGCTTCTGTTTTGGTGCAGTTGGCGCGTCGAGAGTGCTGTTAGTAGGCTCTGGAGCGGCCAAATCGTTCGATTTAATGACGAAATTAGCTGCTTTGGTCAGCGCATCTACCGCATCGAAGCCCTGCATGATGAATGCATCACGCAAACCGATAACTTCCTGCGTGTAATCCTCGTTATAAGTCGCAGAATTCTGGTCAAACACCGGAAACTGCGCCTCCAACTCGTTTGCAGCCGCTTGTAACGCTGTAGCTTGTGCGTTGTGTTGCACGGTCTGCTGCATTTTTTCGCTCATATCAAACTCAAGCTGAGCTTTTTCGGCATTTCGGATCTCCTGACGCAGCTTGACCGCGTCCGCTTCCTTGCCGTCGAGCACCAAATTCATGTATTCGCGCTCTTTTGCATCGAAATCATAGGGGTCAGGTGCGTTTTCAGCCGGTTCCTGCGCCTTTTTCATGTCCTCTAGCTGTTTCTGCAGGGCTTTCTGCTTCTGCAACACCTCGTCCAGCCGAGATTTAGGGACCATGTGGTCCTTTTTCTCGGGTTCTGGCTCCGGTTCAGGCTCTGGTTCGGCCTCTGCAACCGGTTCTTCGGTCTCTTCGGCAACTACCTCCTCTCCCTCCGGCTCTTCTTCGGGCGTTTCAGCCTCCGCAACCGGCTCTTCTTCCTCTTCAGCAACAGTTTCTTCGGGCTCCTCGGGTTCTGGAGCGGGTTCTGGCTCCTCCTCACCCAGCCCAAAGTTCATATCTACCGACTCAACCTCCTCTGTGTCGCGATCCGCACCCGGCATTACGTCAAATACTTCGTCAAACTGGTTGTTAGGGGTTTCTTCCTTCGCCATGTGGCAATCTCCTATTGAGAGTTGGGGATTTCTACCTGCTTAGGCCGCACGTACTGCTGCTTTTTCGCAGCGGTCTGCATGGCTGTCGCAGCAATTCGTGTTGCAGCGTTAGTCTCCGCCTGGGATGTGCGCGTCTGATTCGTAAGATCTGCCAAATCACGACGCAGCTGGAGCTCTTCCATCTTGCTGTCGATCTGACTTTGCAGCTCGGTAAGGCGCAGCTGCGGCTGTACCTCAGCCATATCCTGAACCTTGGCAATGTTGACCGCCGCGTCAGACTGAAGTTTGCGTACTTCCGCTTCGAGCTTGGCAATCTCAAGCTGCAACTGCTGCATCGCCATCTGCTGCTGCATCGCCATCGCTTCTGCCTGCTCCGGTGTCGGCGGTTCCTGACCGGTGAGCACACGGATGCGCTTCGCGAGCTCCTGCTTTCTCGCCAGATGCGAGTATTCGATGATGGCGTCGTCTGGGATAGCAACCCCAACCTGACGCAAGTTAAGTGCTTCGGCGAACTGCACCTCATCAAAGGAATCACGCGCAGGCGCAGTAGAGATGACCACGTCGTATTCGCCGATAGTCAGGTCGTTGATAATCTGCCCTTCAGGCGACATCTCATTGATGACCATAGGCTCGCGCGGCTTGAGCGGGTCTTCTTCGTTGGTGATCATGATCACGCGCCGCTCTGTATAAAACGTCTGCACCAGATCCAGAATCTTCTCGGCGAGGTACTGTCTAGTCTTACGCAGATTGTCCAGCGGCACTTGGATCATAATCGCGCCACGGTTCTGCTTGGCCTGAATAGCAACGCCCGACACTTCGGCGCTGTCAGTGCCCAGCATCGAATCGTTAATACCACTGATGGCTTTAATGTTTAGCGC